TATTTTAGTAATATTTTTAATAATTTTTTGTAAATTGTGTGTATGTTTTACCCCTTTCTTTTTCTTACCATATCCCATTACCATATATCTCTCTTGGTCTCTAATATCTTTTGCACGTTGTAATCGTCCTCTAAACTGGTCGTCTGTTAATCCATCATCCATTGCCTGTTTATATTCATTTCTTGCTTCTCTTGGTGTTATATCAAAATAGTTTGCTAAACCTTCAACATTTTGTTGCCACACGTGCAATGGGACTCCTAAATTGTCTGCTATTTGTCTATCCTCCTCGTTCTCTTGTAGTCTAATCATCGCGTCCTCGTGTTCCTGTCTTGCTCTATATGCTTCGTTCTCTTGCCGTGATACCTCTCTTGCATCTGCCTCTTCTTGTCGCTGTCTTTCTTCTTCTGCCTCTTCTTGTTGTCGTCTTTCTTCTGCTAAAAATTCTTCATCCTCTCTTATTGTGTTTGGACTTGCTGTAAATTCTCTATCTAATGCTTCTTGGTCTGGTTCATCATCACTACTGCTATATTCACTTTGACTATATACCTCTTCTGGTTCATCATCACTACTATAATCCTCCTCAACGGGTATTTGTGGATTTGGTAAATTTTCATAATATGGCTCATCATCATCATCATTATTATCACTACTATAATCATCACTATTATATTCTTCTATTGTTGTATCACTATCAGCCTCTTCTGGTGCTGGTGCTAGTGCTGGTGCTGGTGCTGGTGGTATTACCTCATTAATATTTGGTGATAAGAAATTTATTGGTTGATATACTTTTGACTTTATAAATGTTAATAAAGATTGTAAAGCCTCAACAAGTTTCAAATCATTTCTATCTGTTGTTATTCCTTCCCTAATTAATTTTTTCATTATTAGTTTTAAATAATCAACATTCATAGTGTTCGCCACTTTATCATTTAATAATGATGTAAAGACTGTATATAAATTATGAGAGTAAAATGAAATTAGTGCATTCCAATTTGAAAGTATAGAAACTACAACGTCTTGAACGTCATCTTTTTCTATATCAAAGGAGTCATTTCTAATTATCGCACTAAGAAGAGACTTATTAAATATATTTATTAACTTATCAAAAGCAACAGATAACCCCGCTGATGGCTTTCTATTTCGTAATTCATTAACGTCGTTAGTTCGTGTTAAAATAAATTTTCTATTCATTTCATTCTCACCGCGTCTAAACCTATTGTCTTCATTTAGAATTTCATTAGTTCTAAATTTATTAATATCAATTAATACCATATATATATTAATTGATATAATATTTTAAAAGTGTTTTTAAATATTTATTTTTTTGTTTGTTGTGATAAAAATTTACTAGCCTCTCCCAACGTGCAACCATTTTCTTTCATAATTCTTTTTATAATTTGTCCTCGCTTCTGTGCTTTCGTCATACCACCACTGCCTACATTTCGCTGAACTCCTGCCATATCTTCACCTAATTTATTACCTCCTTTTTTTTTACCTAATCCAAGCATACCAAGGACTGGAAAAATATCACCTAAACCCCCTGCTCCTTCTCGCCGTGTGCCTCTTAGGTCTTCGTATTTTTGAGATACTCCAAGTGGGGCGGGTATATTTACCCCTCCTTTAACTTTACCAAGACCCATAAGTAAGGGTAAAGCGTGAGGTAATACGCTTAGGGCGGTTGACCCAATACTTTTTACACCATCCCAAAGGTCGTCAAAAAACCCCCCACCAATATAATTCTCAACCATATCATCAGCCATATTATCCTCATCCTCCTCTGTCATTTTACCGCCTTTAATAGCCTTATAAATACTTGTTCCGTGTTTTATAATATCTGGCAAATTATTCATAAGAAAACTAGGGGCTTCTTTCTTAATTGTATTAAACATATCGTCTAACATACCACTACCACTAAGTTTTAATCCTCTACTATCCATATTATCTTTTGCTTTCAATAACAATCTTTTTGTTGCTACTTTATTTTTACCACTCAATAAACTAACTACAGGCACTAATTTAGCCATTGCATCACTTTCAACTCCCCCACGTCGTCGCCCTCCTACTTTTTCAACGTTCATATAATCTGCTTGACCTGCTCCTGCACCTTGTATTCCTCCATTATGATAAAATTGTAGAACTTGATTAGGTGTTTGATATGCTCCAGATTGTTTAATAGGTAAATATAATTTACTATTCCGTGTTGATTCAACGCCACGTGGTAGATTAGTATTTGTAGGTAATTCCATCATAGCAGAACCTAAAAATTCCTTTTCACGTGTCCCGCCCCGTTTAATTTTATTATGACTCATTCCCATACCATAAGCATCAGCATCGCCAGAATCTATAGCATTTATTTTATTAACCATATTATAATTTACACGTGTTAAATCGTCTCTAACCATTCTATTACTAGGGGTATTAAACATATATATAATAGTAGTATATAATATTTTTATATATATTATTTTATAATAAAATTATAATATAATATATTTGTATATGATTGAAGAAACTTTAACCGTTTTAATTATTACGGGCATTTTAGCCCTTTTAACACATTGTGTAAAGAATGTTAAAACTTCTCAATGTTGGACTAAAGAAAGTTGTATTAATTGTGCTATGAATAAAGAAGTGATTATAGACGGAATAACATCCCAACCACCAACACCAACACCAACACCAACAAATGAAACAATTATTTAACGAACTCTAGGACGAGGACGACCGCCCGAATTACCAGCCGAATTACCGCCACTATTACCTGCAGAATTAGAACCATACATTCCACCACTATTTCCTGCAGAATTACCAGCAGAATTTCCAGCAGAATTTCCAGCAGACATAGCAGAACCCATTTTACGACCTCCAACCGATGTTTTAAGTGCAGATGATAAAAATGAATCACCGCTTCCAACAATCCGTTGATGTTTTGATTTTAGGACGTAAGGCTCTTGAGCGACTTTGAGGGTTTCTTCTTTGCTTAAAACTCCGACGTATTGACTTGATGACCCACTAGTGCATTGTAAAATACCTGATTGAAAAAATATAACGTTTAATTCTGTGGCTAGCCAGTTAGCCTCAGTCTTATTACTACATTGAACTTGGACTGAAAACGTCCACTGACCTAAACTACCACTGGAATAATATGACTCCATAATAGGGATATTTTCATTAAAGTTCAAAACAACAATACTGCCTGTTGTTGGTTCATCTGCTAAATCGTTTGCAACTGCTCCACCATTGACCTCTTGTGCTGTTCCTGAAAATTGTAGCCAGTCCATTTTTAGACCTGCTTTTTTTGACATTAAATATAATTGTTGTTGTGTAGCAGTAGCCAATAATCCGCTTTGTGTGTTCCACGTAATGGATACATTAGTAATTGTATAAAAAAATTCATTTAGTAGAATTTGTATTTCATTGGTTGGAGGTTGAGGACGAACAAATATATATACTTTATCTGGAATACAATTAGGACTAACTATAGACGATGTAAATGTTTGAGGGTCTTGGTTGGCTTGTGCTGAAAACATAGTTGAATAATTGTTTAATTCATAATATGGTAAAGCACAAGTCAAAGGCACAAGAGTATTTGGTTTTGGACTCAAAAAAGTCATTAAAATTTCACAAGATACAAATGGTTGGTATCCATTACCACCCAGAGCGACGCCTTGAATTGTTGCATTCTCATCTGCTAGTCTCTGAATAAATGTTATAGCACGTCCTACATTACCAAGATTAAAGTTAAAATTAATTGAAGAAATACCAGACATACCACAATTATCATCACCTACTGAATCACCATAAATAAATGGACTACAAAAAATAGGCTCAGTTGTTTCGCAGGTAATTACTACTACTTTTGCTCCTATATCTGCAGTATCCCCTGCCACGCTCACAATTTTAAAAGTGCCACGTGATTTTAAATGATAATCAGGTGTTAAACTAACCCCGTTAAATTGACTAAGCGTTCCTGGACTATTCGCATTCGCAAGATAATCTAATGCAACTGGTGCAAAATCACTATATTTGGCGAGGTCTGCTGGGTTCATTTGACGTAATATTATTGGTAAAACTTGTTTATAATTTGAATTTAGAGTTGTATTATTCAATTGGACGCTTAAAGTATCAACGCATTGACTAAATGGAAAGGCTTGTAAAACACAGTTAGTAGGATAGGCGACTAATGGAGTTGCAGTTGTTGATGTCCCTGAAATTACAATATTAAAGCGAGACCGAATTAAGACCTCACGATTTATGACGGTTTGTAGTGATGGAATTAAACAATTTACTGTGACACTACTGGCTGTTTGTGTTTGTGCTGTAAATCGTTGTTGATTAATTGATTGTGCACCCACACTAACTCCATATTTTACCTCTGAGGCGATAGCGAGAAGCGGGTCTAAAACTTGATAAGTTGAAATTGCACTTGACATTTCTATATATATAAATATGAGATATTTATTTTTAGACTATTTTATAAATTTTCACTGAAAAAATCCCTTTTTCTAAATAATAGTTTTAAGGATGCCCCACCCCCACTATGTAAATATAGCCTGTGGAGATTGCCTTGAATCTTATCCCTCCAAAATACCGAAATATTTATATCATTTAATGGGCGATTACTTACCAAGTCTATTAATCTATATTCTCCCGTGGGTGTATAATAATTTATTTGTCTTGATTCTAACCCTGTGACAAAATTTATATCAAAGTCTGTGATAACTGGTGATAAATTAATATTATTATTATTTAGAGATGCCGACGAACCAATAATTACAGTAGGTGGGCTATTGCTTGGCTCTACAGGAATGCCTCCCGCCGTGGTAAATACTATAGACGCTAGAGGACTCCAGAAAGGAACACATTTATATTCATTAGATAATACATAATATGCAACTAGTGAAGGTGGTGATGATATTAATTGTGGTAAATTATAATTAAAAAATACTTGATAATGTAAATTTAGTGGCGGATTTGACTCGGAATTTATTAGAGTTGGTAATCCATTAAATAATGTATTTAATGCACCATTGAAAAACATTTTAAGAAAATATGGATTTGGTTGTCCGTTTGGTAAATAATTTAAGAAATTTTGACAAACACATAAAGAAACATTGCCCCCTCCATCATATTTAAAAAATGGCGGGTCATTTGGATAATTAGGATTACCGTTTAAACCAGCATTAGTTAAAAACAAAGTATATGTAGAGGCTATAGAGGTATTTATAATATCAATAAAATAATTTGCAGAATTAATATGAAAATATGGGTTGTCATATAATTGAGATAAATTTGTCACTACAGCAACAGGCGGGGTTTGATATACTGCTATTTGAGGGATAAAATAAATATTATCATACATACTATAACCAGAATTATCGGAAAATGTAATAACATATACAGTAGCCCATATATCTGAAATCATAGGGGTATTTACAGGTGGAACATTTAATTTAAGTTGTGGAACTATTACAGGTAATCTACAATCTAAAGACCACCTCGCCACGGTGCATAAATAATCACGGGGATATGTTAAATAATCTTTGTCTCTTCTACTTGTAAAAATTATAGGAATAGGGCTTTGTTCGTTATCAACTTTATTATTACATAAATTAATATCTAAATAAGTATGTGTCGGTTCGCTTGACATTATATATATAATAGGATTATAAAATAATTCATTATATATTTTTATTTTGTCATAAACTTTTGTCATATTATAAAAATAAATAGTTTCTGACAAATTAAAGAAATTATAGTTTTTGTAAATATAAACTAACAATTTCATCATAATTTTTTTTAGTCTTTTTCTTTAATGCTTTCATCATATCATAATAATCGTTTAAATTCATATCATATTTAAGAATGGTATATAACCTAAAACAACAATGACGCCCACAAGTAGAGATATCATAATTTTTTTTATTTTGATAATCAATAGGATTATAAACAACCTTTATTTGAGACTGGTTAAATAATATTTCTAAATATGGTATAGACTGCCCCAATGATTCATTAATGTCCGTCGTCCATTCTAAAATTTTATTAGATTTATTGCCATATGAGTCAAAAAATTCTATCAAATTATTATGACGGGTTAATAAGCACCAATGACCGCTATTTTCAGTCTGCCTAAACAATAAAAATATATAGTCCGTTTTTTTAGGTAGTAATGATATAATAGTATCATATTTTTTCAATTCATTATAAACTAATATTCTTGCCCGTGGAAAATAAAAATTAATATCATCATCACTCATACTATTTAATTCTATATTCAATAATTTATTTTTATTAATTGGTTCATCTAATAAGTCAGTCATTTTCTTATTTATAACTTTAGGAATACTCATATTAATATAATATATATAAAAAATATCTATTATATATTATATATATTAATGTCAATATTAGACCATAAGAATTCAACAATAATCCCCCTATTAATCGCCGAAAAATTTACAGGTATTTTTATCGCTACAACCCCATATTCAGAAATATCAGTATCAGTATATACAGATACAGGCTATATATTACGTTGTAATTACAGTGATGGAACAGGTCAAGGTTTAGTAAAAGAATTTTATCAAACGACCCCGTCCGCAGAAGCCATTATATATACATTGTCTCCATCTATGATATATTACCAATTAGTATTAACAAATGATAGCGGGGTT